ATTTGGTCGGCGACATTGTCGAAGACCTCGCGCAAGCCCTTCTTGTCACCGCGGGTGGGAGTCGCGGTCACGCCGAAGATCTTGGCCGACGGATTGCGCTGCAAGGTGCGATCGACGATGCGCCGATAGCTGTCGGCCACCGCGTGATGCGCCTCGTCGATAACAAGGAGATCCAGCGCCGGCATGTCGGCAAGGTTCGAGGCGCGCGACAGCGTCGGTGCCATGGCGAAGGTCACCTCGCCGTCCCACGACTTCGTGTTGGCGTCGACGACCGAGGTGGAAACACCCGGATTAACGCGGCCGAACTTTGTGCGGTTCTGCTCGGTCAGCTCATCGCGGTGGGCTAGTACGCAGGCTTTGCCCTCGGTGCCACGCACCATCTCACCAGCGACGGCCGAGAGCATGATGGTCTTGCCAGCCGCGGTCGGCGCGACGCCAAGCGTGTTGCGGTGGGTGTCGAGCGCAGACAGGCTGCGCTCAACGAAGAGTTTCTGACGGGGGCGAAGCAGCATGGTGTGACCTCACTTCGCCCAGGTGGGACGCACGCCGGCGGCGGGCGCAGAGGCTGCCTGCTGCGGGGCCGGAGCCGTATAAGCGGGCTGCTGAGGCTGCGGCGGCGCATAGGACGGCTGTGGAGCCGGATAGGCCGGAGCCGGGGCATAGCCGATAGGTGCGGCATTGCCTCCCGTGGCAGCGGCATACTCCTTGTGGTCGCGCGTCACCGCCTGGCGGATCTCGTTCTTGTCATCGCCATTGCTGTCCTTACCGACATCGATGCGAGCCATGAACTCGATACCGTCGAGATCGGCGAAGCCGGAGATACGGCGAGCGTTCTGCGCGTCGGGCGAATTGTCCTTGTCGGAGAGACCGCGCGCCGAGTTGAGAATGCCGCGCACGAGGCTGCGGCCCATGTTGGCCCAGTTCGGGCCGGACGCGCTGTAGAGCCCGATCATCGACCAGATCTTGCGCTTGGCGTAGGGGCCCTCGAGCACCGTGTATTCGGCGTCGAGATAAACCGAGCCCGTGGTGCCACGCTTGGCATAGCCGCCGGTCCAGCCCTGCGAGGGATCATCAAAGCCGCCGGGGCGGATGGTGAGCCGCACCTTGGCGATCGTGCCCTTGGGGATGAGGTTGGCGTTCTGCCTGGCGTCGTTGAAATCGTTCCATGCGGTTGTCATGGAATTCTCCTGGATCAGAGTTTGGCGTTGGGGTGAGCGGCGTCAGCGTCCGCGGCGACAGGCGCCGGGCGGCTGAACGTGAGGCGTTCGAGCGGGGAGCGGCCGGGCTCGCCGATCTTGGCGATCAGCCGTCCGAGATGAGCTTCCTCGACGAGGTCGAGACGGCCGGAGCGGTCCTTGGCGGGATAGTTCCAGGGGTTCAGCGTCTGGCAGACGAAGACCCGGTGCAGCTGCTTCTCGGCGTCGGCCAGTTCCGTCATCGTGAGAACTTCATCGACGATGCCGGGAAGCTCGAGGCCGGTCTTGGCGCCGTCGATCTGCGGCACGAAGACCTTGCGATTGAAGTCGTCGAGCTTCTCATCGAGGATGCCGACGAAGAACACGTCCTTCATGCGGGTATGCTGAAGATGCGTGATCCAGCCGATCATCTCGCGGCCATGCAGGCCGTAAGCGCTGCGGATGTCAGGCTTGCCGGTCTTCTCGGAGAAGGCCTCCGGCTGTTCCTTCGCCCACTGAAAGCAAAGGCGGCCCGCGACCGTGATCGAGTCGACGAAGATGGTGGCGTATTTATCGAGCGCGCGCGGGTCGCCAAACTTGGCGCAGGCCTCATCGTAGTGCCGCTGGCTGTAGGGCCTGCCATCGGGAATGGCGGGATTGGCGCCGCCGATGAACACCGCGAAGTCGCGGCATTCCTCCCAGGTGCGTGGGCGGATCGTGTCGCCGCTCCAGCCTTCGATGGCGAGATCTCCCGCTTCGAGGTCGAAGAACAGCGTCGTGTCCGGGTTCAGCGTCCACAGCAGCGAAGTCTTGCCAATTCCGCTGCGACCGAAGATGGCGGCCTTGATGCCGCGGCGTTCAGCGAGACGCTGATCGGCGAAAATGATGGGTAGGGTGCGGTTCATGCCGGCACCTCCGGCGTAACGGCCAGCTTGCCGGTCGCACCGAGGATGGCGTCGAGGCACTGGCCGAAGCTCCAATCGGGATGCCTCGTCCAAAAGCGATCCGCCTGGTTCAGGGCCTGCTGCCATTCGCGCAGCGCACGCCGGTCGTGGGCGATCTGCTGACGGCGGATCTCGATGGCGCGTTCAAAGCCCTCGCGCGACAATGTCCGCGTCGCGACCAGCGTCGTGCCTTCGAGGTCCATGGCCACCGCGGCGGGCAGATGGAAGGGGAGTTCCGCCTGCGCCGCATCGGCGGCCTTTTCCGCGCTGACGCGCAGCGCGCGTGCCCGCCCATCGATCCGGCCGACGACCCCATCGATCCCGGCCAGATAACGACAATCGGCATCGATGTCGTCCCAGCGATCGACGGCCGCCTGCCGCTTGTTGATGGCGCGGCCGGCGATCACGTCGCCGACGATCTCGGCGACAACGTCATTCAGACGCATGGTCCCCATGATGGGCCTCCTGTTCGTAAAGGGTGCTGAATCCGGTGAGCCAGGCCGCCGCACGGCGGATCGGCACGGTGTCGATGGCGTGGCGCGACGCCGGCGGGATGCGGCGCACGGCTTCGGCTGCATCGGGCTGTTCGCCGATGAGTTCGACGATCTCGTCGATCCGCGCACAGATCGCCCGGTCCTCGAGTGTGCCGAAGACCGCGACCTGGTGGGCCCGCTCCTCGGGGCTCAGCGGCGATGCCTTCTCCGCCTCGAGACGCTGGACACTTTCCTGCGTGCGCCTGAGCCGATCGATCGACCGCTCCAGCCGTGCCTCGGCTGCACGTCGTAGCGCTGCCCGCGCCGGCTCCTCGCCTCGTTCAATCCGCCCATCGAGGGTGCGACGCACGAGACCTGGGTCGGCCGCCTCCGCATCGCGGAGCAGACGGGCTTCGTGGATCTCGCGGCGGTTCAGTCCGAGATCGGCGGCGGTTGCAGCAACGTCGTTCGCATCGCGAACGAGGTCAGTCCTCGCGCCCTGTTGCCCCACATCACCCTGTGCCTGCGCCATGTCGTATTCGTCCGCGAGCCGCCGCTTGGCTCCGGCTTCGATGGTCAGCGCATCGGCCTGTACGCGATGGGCAGCGGCGATGAGTTCGTCATGGGCGTTCTTTGCCTTGCACAGCCGGGCCGTCCGCTTGGCGACGTCATAGGCGAGGGACGCGATCTCTCGGGCCTCGAGAACCTCCGCTGCCGATCGGGCGTTGGCCAACGCCGCGGCGGCCTTCTCGACCAGCTGTGGAAGGGTCGAACTGTCCCGCTCGTCGATGGTGAGCGCGTTCATGCGTCACCGTCGACGATGAGTTGGAAGGTCTCCTTGCCGGCACGAACGGTACGCGAGGGCTCGAACAGCGTACGGATGTGGTTCGGCCAGGAGGTGTAATTGCGCTCTGCGACCTTCAGACTGACCTCGACATAGTCGCGGGGATCTTTGCCATCGGCCTTGATGTGCTCGACCAGATCGGCGAGGTCGCGCTGATCCCATTCGACCTTCTTCGGCAGGTCGGCCACGACAGTGACACCACCATCGACAAAGCGCGCCACGCCGAAATCCTTGTCGGCGTCTGCCCGCGCCGCCTTGGCGCGCTCAGCGTATTTCTGGGTGAGCGCGCCATCGAGCCAGGCAACGGTGAACTTGGCCTCGCGCAGTGCCTCATCCGCCTCAAGCTGAAGCCGGGCGAGTTCCGAGGCGGGCAACGCCACGATGTCACCGACCGGCAGTCGTGACAGGGCGTCAAGCGTGATGTGGTTGATGAGCGTCATACCTGCGCCCCTGCGTAAGGCGCACGGCGGACACCAGGCGTTGCCTGCCGGATCTGCTCGGCCTCATAGGCCTCGACGTCCTCGAGCCGGTAGACCACGCGGCCGCCGATCTTGAGGAAGGCCGGGCCCTCGCCGGTCCAGCGCCAGCGTTCAAGGGTGCGCGCCGAAATGCTCCAGCGTGCGGCAAGTTCGGTCTGGTTCAGGCAGGTTCTGGTCTGCATCGTCCTCTCCCGGTGTGTCGTTGGGAGGAAGATGCACGGT